TAACGATGGAAAGCCACCATGTTTGTTCATCGAAGAACTTGCATGGGAAAACCCATATGATTTAACCGAGGATATTTATCTACTCAAAAAATGACCGACACACCAAAGTTTCGCCTCGGCGACATGGTCTGGCACCGCACTTGCGGCGACGACGCGGGCGTCATCATTGCCATGATTTACCGACCCAACTGCTTGCTCTACCAAGTCGCTTGGGCTGGGCGTTGCGTCGATGATCATTTCGAGATCGAGCTGACATCCGACCTACCTTTCTTTTCATCGAGCGGCGGGGCAACCAAAGACGAAGCATGACCGAAGCCGACCGCCGCCTTGCTATCTTCAAGTTGCCCAAGCGTGACCGCTCGCCAATCTACGAGTGGGCGCGCAAGCACATCGTGTTGCCAGAGAGCTACGCAACGTCTGGCCCGTTCAACGTGCGACTCTCGCCGTGGCTGATTCCGATCTTCGATGCGCTGCAAAACCCGCTCGTGCGCCGCGTGCACTTTCGCAAGGCCGTACAGATCGGTGGCACGCTCGTCGCCGACATTTGGATACCGTGGATTATTTGCAACGACGCCGGCCCGATCTCGTGGACGATGCAGACCGACGAGATGATTGACCGTCACGCCAAGTCTCGCCTCAACCCGATCTTTGAATCCTGCAAGCCGGTCGCCAAGATGCTGCCGCGCGCTGGCCCGCACCGGACGACGACCGAGATTTACTTCGGCGGTTTCTTTTTCATCCTCAACCCTGCGAATCTTTCCTCGCAGCAAAGCCAGTCTATCCGCTACAAGGTGAACGACGAGATATGGCTACCAAAGTGGCAAGACGTTTATGGTCATGCGGTTGCGCGCGTTTCTCGTTTTGAGGAAGTGGGACGTTCAAAAATCTACAACTCGTCACAGGCTCCGGTCATGGACTTGGAAACTGGCAACGTCGAGGACACGTCGTTTCGCTCGGGCAACCAGCAGGAGTGGAGCGCAGAGTGTATATCATGTAACAAGGTTCATCCGGTTGCATTTACGTTAGAGAAGAACGAGGAGACAGGTCTGCGCGGAGGCGTCGTTTGGGACGCAGCCGCAAAGCGCGATGACGAGACGTGGGACGTGACGCGCGCCGTCGAGTCCTGCCGTTTCCGCTGTCCGCACTGCGGCCACGAGTCCGCGGACTCAGACGCGACGCGCAACGCTTGGAAGCGCACCGGACGCTTCGTGGCAATGCGACCCGACGCGCCAATCGAGTTTCAGTCCTTCCGCGTCGAGGCTCTAGTGTCGCGGCCAATGCGCTTACTCGTCGAGGAGTTTTGCGCCGCCGACAATCACTTCGTGCGCCAAGGCGATGACAAGATGAAGATCGAGTTCAAGACGAAGCGCGAGGCGCGGCCGTGGATTGTCGAGAAGAAGGTCGTCAATCTATTCGTGCAGGCGTCTGACTATACCGTTTCGCAATTCTCGAATGGCGAACAGATCGAGGGCGAGATGATTCGTTTCATGGCAATCGACCGCCAACAAGACCATTGGTGGCTAGAGATTGGCGCGTTCAGCTCGGCGACCGGCCCGACGTACAAGCAACTTTACTTTGGGCGCATCGAGACGCGCGATCAGCTTCGTCAAATGCAGTATCGCTACAAGGTGCAGGATTCGTGCGTGGCGCAGGACAGGGGCTATCGGCCCGCCGACGTAGATCGTGACTGCGCGGACTACGGCTGGCGCGGCATGCGCGGACACGCGCGAAAGACGTGGACGATGCGTGACGAGAACACGAACGCGCTGATTAACTTTCCATTCAGCGAGCCGCGCACGAGTGACTATCGAGGCGGCGACGTGTTCTACTACGATTGGAGCGGAGATTACTTCAAAGACATCTTGGCGAACGCGCTCGAAAACAAAGGCGACCTCAAATGGCTCATGCCCGCCGACGTCAATCCGCTCTACCTTGAACACCTCAAAGGCGAGTCAAAGGTCGAGATCCGGACGGGTGTCTGGGAATGGCGTGAGGTAAAAAGCAACGCGCCCAACCACGGACTCGACACCTCGGCCATGATGCTTTGCATGGCAACGATTGCTAACGTCGTTCGCTATACGCCGCCCAAGGAGTAAGACCTTTTGACGTTCCGCGCATTAGCAAATGCTCGACAACCCATTTCTCGGACTCGATGGCGCGACGCTGGCGACGCTCAAAACCAAAACACTCGATGCCATCCAAGCCGTGCTGTTAAATCAAAGCTACTCGCTCAACGGCAAAAGCGTTTCGCGCGCGGATTTGGCGCAGCTCAATAATATGCTGGGCAACATTCAGGACGCGATCAATGACGTGAATGGAACTTCAACGGATACGGTCTTTATTTCTTTCAACGGCAACTAAACACAAACATGGAACACGAGAACTTCGACGCGTCAAAGCTAGTAAAAAATCAGCCGTGGCTCGACCGCGCGCTCGAAAACATTGCGCCACAGTGGGCGTTGAAGCGTCTGGAAGCTCGCGTGCAGAAATCGCTTTTCGAGTATAACGCCGCGCGCACGAATCGTCTTTACGCGCCGAAGCAATACGGCCAGCCCGCCGAGAGCACGCAGAATCAACGCGACCGCGTCGTCATGATGTGGGAGGCGCGCGACCTAATCGAGAACAGCCCAGAAGCGCGCGAAGTCTCGCGCAAGTTTGGTCTCTATCTCACTCCGCACGAATACTCGCCGACGACCGGCGACCGTGACTACAATCAGACGGTCAGCGATTACTTCCATGAATGGTGCAAGAACTGCGACGTTACCAATCGGCACACGTTCAAGAAACTCGTGCAGCTCGCCGCCGAGGAGCGTCCGGTGGACGGAGATTGCGGCTTTGTCATTCGTCGGGCGGGCGAAGGTCTAAAACTCCAACTCGTGCCGGCCACGCGCATCGGCAATCCGAACAGCGCAGCGGTCGAGTCTAACAACTATTACCAAGGCATCATAACGGACGACTTTGGCCAGCCTATCGCATACCGCATTTACCGCGTAGATCGTAACGGCGTTTACTTTGGCGCCGAGGACATTCCAGCGAATCAGTTCAGCCACTACTTCGACCCCTTCCGCGTCGATCAGTACCGAGGCATCACCGATTTCCACTCGGCGATTCAGACCGTGCGGATGCTTCACGACATTCTCCAAGCCGAGAAAGCGGGCGTGCGTTTCTCGTCGCAACAGGCCGCGCTTATCTTCAACGACCGAGGCGTTGCCAATCCGCGCAACCTTTTCCAACCAAATCCTGCGCTCTCGCTGCCGAGCGGACAGCAGCAAAAGAACGAGCTGACCGAGGTGGGCATGATTCGGTATTTCCAAAACAGCGATCGCGTGGAAGTAATGCCATCGCGTCCGTCGCAGGCGTTCACCGGCTTCGTGCAGCATCTCATGCACGAGATCGCCTTGGGCGTGGGCGTGCCCGAGGGAGTGTTGTTCGGGACACAGGCGTATAAGGGCCCAAGCGTTCGAGCAGAGTTTGCCGCCGCCGACCGTGTTTTCACGCGCCAGCAAGGCGTGCTCACCGACAAGGTTCTCGACCCGATCAAAGACGCCGTGATTCTCGACGGCATCGCGCGCGGTGAAATTCCGCCTCCGACGTTGCTCGCGGGAGAGACGATGGTGCAAGCTCTGCGCCGCGCAACGAAGGGCGAATGGCGTTTCCCTGCGAAGCTCTCAATCGACGTTGGCCGCGAGTCCGCCGCGAACATGAACGAGAACCGCCAAGGCGCGAAGTCGCTGCAAGAAATTGCTGCCGAAGAAGGCACCGACGCTTTCTCGCGTTTGGAGCAGATCGCAATCGAGGCTGGTTTCATTAAAGAACTCTCGACGAAATACGGCGTGCCAGAAACGGCCATCCGCATGGTCACGCAACAGCTTCCTGCCAACGCTTCGATGGCCGCTTCGCTCGGTACGAACGTCACGCAAGATGCGGTTGATGCAACGATTGCCGCAACGGCAAAGCCTGACGCGGCTGCGCCAGCCGAGCCTACGCAAAAAATCGAGAACGACTCCAAGCTTGTCACGATTGATTTCGAGACAAATACCTACATTCCGACGGTCGCCATCGCCGACAACGCCAAGCGCGCTCTTGAAGTACGCGACAAGAAACCAGCCTCGCAACGCGGCATGACTAGCGTGGGCATTGCTCGCGCGCGTGATCTGATGAACCGCCGCCCGCTTTCCGAGGAAACCGTGCGCCGCATGAAGGCGTACTTTGACCGTCACGAGTCCGACAAGAACGGCGAGACTTGGGACGAGCAAGGTAAGGGCTGGCAGGCGTGGATGGGCTGGGGTGGAGATCAGGGCTACTCGTGGGCGACCGCAATCGTCGAGCGGCTGAACAAGCAGGCCGACACGAAAGAACTCAAAGCAGCATCGAGCGAAGTGCGGCAAAGTTTTGCTGCGCTACAACCACCGGAGCCAGAGGAGTGGCTAGACGCGGTTCAGAATTATCGGAAGAAACAAAATGGCCGCGTCGATGAAATAAAACAAAGTATCGTCGGAGAAAAATCCATCATCGAGTTAAGCAAGACGGTTAAAGCTGAAAACAAATAACATGATCCACACTCAGACTCAAATCGACAACCTCATCGAGCTGGCAATCATTCAGCGCGTCGAGCTAAAGAAGCTCGTCGAATCGCTGCCGGAACTCCGCACGCATCTCTCAGTGGAGATCGAGCGCAACTTAAACGAGATCGAGCCAGCGATGCGCGATGAACTGCAAAAGTTTCTCTCGCAAGAATCGCAATCCGAGCACGCAAAACTTGGCAATGAGTTAAAGCAAAAGATCGCCGAGTTATCCGTGAGTCTGGAGGACACGACCGCTGCGAAGTATTCCGTGTTGATGGCCGAGCGCGCGGAGAATGAAACGCTATTGGCTAAGGCCGAAGCGCGCATCGCCGAGGCTGCATCTGCGCTGCCGAACGCGGTCAAAGAAATCGTCATCGACGAACTCTCGCGCTTTCCTCGCGCGGGCGAAATCGACCAACTCCGAAAAGAGTTTGCCGAGCCGAAAGGTTTGAACCCGCGCGGCAAGTGGGAATCTGGAGTCACTTACTACAAGCTCGATCTGGTTGGTTACAACGGCGACAGCTACGTTGCCAACGAGGAGACGACGCAAAAGCCTTCGCGAACCTCGACCAAGTGGACGCTCAACTCTGCGCGCGGCGCGGCTGGTAGTGGAAACAACATATCACTGGTCGAGCTAACTGGCGCGCCAGCCAACGGGCAAATTCTCATCGGTAGCAATGGCTCGTTTGTAAACGCTGACATTACGGCGGGCGACGGCATCGCAATCTCGACTGCGGCTGGCTTCATCGAAATCTCCGCCGACGGCGGCACGAACTATCAAGGCACTTGGAACGCGGCCACGAACAATCCTGCGCTGACCTCTAGCGTCGGCACCAAGGGTTATTACTACGTCGTGAACGTGGACGGTTCGACGAACTTGAACGGCATCACCGATTGGAAGGTTGGCGACTGGGCAATATACAACGGTTCAGTCTGGCAGAAGGTGGACAACAGCGAATCCGTTACGAGCGTTTTCGGTCGCGTTGGCTCGATCACCGCCGTCGCTGGCGATTACTCGGCCACGCAGATCACGAACACCGCAGCCGGTAGCATCACCGCGACCACCGTGCAGGATGCGATCAATGAACTTGATGGCGAGAAGTTGGCGAAGGCGTCGAATCTTAGCGACGTGGCAAGCGTCACTACCTCGCGCACGAATCTTGGCGTGACCGCTACTGGCGCGGATACGACTTACGCTTACCGCGCGAACAATCTTAGTGATCTAGCAAGTGTAACAACCTCGCGCACAAACCTTGGTCTCGGCTCCGCTGCGGTTCAGAGCGCGACCTACTTTCTCCAAGTCGCAAACAATCTCAGCGACGTCGCCTCGGTCGCTCTGGCCCGAACCAATCTTGGTCTTGGCAATTCCGCCACGCGCGACGTTGGCACGACCGCGGGCACCGTTGCCGCGGGCGATGACGCACGCTTTACCGACTCGCGCACGCCCACCGGCCCAGCTGGCGGCGATCTCACCGGCACCTATCCAAACCCAAGCCTGACCATTTCCGGCGTCACGGCTGGCGGCTATGGCAGCGCATCGAGCGCAGTCGTCATCACGCTCGACTCGAAAGGTCGCGCGACGGCGGCATCGGCGGTAAACATTCTGATTTCTGAATCGCAAGTCACGAACCTCGTCACCGATCTGGCGTCGAAGATTCCGAGCACCGAGAAGGGCGCCAACTCTGGCGTCGCCACGCTCGACTCTGGCGGCAAGATTCCGCTCACGCAGTTGCCCGATTCCATCCTCGGCCAAGTCACGTACATGGGAACGTGGAACGCTGCGACGAACTCGCCAACGCTGGCGAATCCTCCCGCGACGACAACGCTCGGCGATTACTACATTGTCACGACCGGCGGCACGTTTGCCTCGATCACGTTCAACGTCGGCGACTGGATTATCAGCAACGGCGCGGACGGCTGGGCGAAGGTGGACAACACGGATGCCGTCGCCTCGGTCTTTGGTCGCACCGGAAACGTGACCGCTACCAACGGCGACTACACCGCGAGCAACATCACCAACGTGCCAGCGGGCAGCATCGTAGCAACGGAAGTTCAAGCTGCAATCAACGAGCTGGACGGCGACAAACTCGCCAAGGCTTCGAATCTCTCCGACCTCGTTTCGTTCTCCACGGCGCGCACGAATCTCGGACTTGGCTCCGCAGCTACGCAAGCCGACACCTACTTCCTTCAAGTCGCCAACAATCTCTCCGACTTGGCGAGCGTCACCTCGGCCCGCAGCAATCTCGCGCTCGGTTCGATTGCTACGCAGAACGCTTCGAATGTTTCGATTACGGGTGGCAGCATCACTGGCATAACCGATCTCGCGGTTGCGGACGGTGGCACGGGCGT